CTTTATTCTCTAGTTTAGATAGTTCAGTTAGGTTGTATGTTTTAATCTCCATTTCACAATTTGTTTACAAATAAAGTATTGATTTAATATATATTTTATTTAGTATTGCAATGCAATTTCTTACAAATGCGTAGTAGGTTTTTGCAATGATAAAAAGGGCTTGTGGAGGGCTGATGTCCTCCTTTTCCTTTATTCAAAATCGTAATTAATCCTATTCTTCATTACATCTGTTATGATTTTAAGGTCGTTATCTCCCTCTCACTCATAAACACAAGATAAGAATTGCAATAGTGTTTCATATCACATATTGAATAATTCTTCGCTAAGAATTTCTAGCTCTTTATTATGTATTTCTATTAATTTGTCGTCTGTTTTACTCATTCTAATAATTAGTTAGCATATAAATATCAATTCATAAAAATTTCAGCATAAGCCATACAGCTTTCTACATCTTCAAAATCCTTATAAATAACTTCTACATTTTTTATTCACTCTTTCTCGTCTGGCTCACAGAAAGAAAGAGAATAGTCCCCTCAATTTTTGTTGATGTCGGCTATAATAGTCTTTCAGTTTTTTGTCATTTTTGTCGTAAAATATGTATCATTATATAGTCTTCTCCATTTCGGCTTTTTCATTTTCTTTAAAATTTAGTCAAATAAAATCAATAATCGTTTAATGTTTTTTCGTTAGTTCGTTTAATGTTTCGCCCTTGCATTTTCTTTTGTAGTTCTTTATATATCTCCTCTCTAGTTCAAGACATAATAAAACTACCAAAACAGTCAAAAAGTCTGTATTTCATTTTTGTGAATTAGTTAAATTATAAAACATCATTTTCTTTCAATTGGTGGAATATGTCCTCCACCTCGTAAAAGTTATTTTTTAGCCATTTACTGAATAAAAAGTCCCTCTGTTCCTCTGTTAATATTTTGTAGATGTCCTCCTCCAGTCAGTCTTTGAAAACTTCATAGAGATAGTTCTCTACGTCCCAGTAGTTCGCTTTTATTCAGTCAAAAATAAGTTCTGGGTCTTCTCGGCTCCCATTCCATATCATTTTTACTTTTTCTAATCCTCTCCACATTTTCTTAATAATTAATAAGCTAAAACGTAATCTCTAACAAATTCATATTGCCTTATTCCGTCCGATATTTTTCCGCTATCTATGAGAAACTTAGCGCCTCGCATATCATTGCAAATCATATCTCTTTTTAGTTTAACGTTCTCTAGTTTCTTTCATTCTAAATAGTCGGTAATTCTATCTTCTAAAAGGCTGTAGGCTGTCCTACCCTCTAAGTAGGAAATCAAAGTTTTTTTTATGTCTTCTTTTTTCATTATGCGTAGTAGGTTAAAAAATAAAATTAATCTATTCTTTTTATTCCGATGATGTCCCAAAATTCCTCTATTTTCTCCAGTTCGTCGTTAATTTCAGCAATTGCAAAGTCAATTTGCTTTTCGAATGTTTCTATGTATTCTGTATTTTTTTCTTTTCTGTCGTTAAAATATACGACTTCTCGCTTGTATAGTTCCATTTTATTCAATAAATCAAATAAAAGTACCAAGACACAAGATAGAAAGTAGTACTTGTGCCTTGTGTCATTTTTTCTTATGTGGATTAATAGTTATTCCCACCGCCTTTCTAGTAGTTTTAAGACGTGCTTGGGTCTATTTTGTTCTATTCGTTTTCTGTTTCCTCCTCCTCGTCTTCCTCGTCGTCTTCCTCGTCCTCAAGGTAGTCTTCCCAGTTTGTTTTTAAATATTCCTCAAATTCGTCTTCAAGTCATGTGTAATCTAGTAAATACTCTAGTGCTTGTCTATTGTCTAAATAATCAAAAGCAAAGCTAACAAGCTCGTCGTTTGTTTGGTATTCCTCAAAAAAGTCGCATATTAATTTGATATTCAAGGTTTCGTCAAAATATTGTTTGTTTGATAGTATCATTTTGATAATTCTAAAAAAAATAAAAATGCGTAGTAGATGCAAAGAGGTATTTTTAGTAATACCTCTCTAGTCTTGTATCAAAGTAAAGTTCCTCAAATTTTCACAAGTTAAAAGTCCTAAGTTCTCTCCAGTCTTTTCAATAAAATTGCGTTAATTGTTTGCTGGTAGTCCTTGACCCAGTTTTAGCTCAAGATTTTCTAGAGTTCTCAAATGTAAATTTACACCAAAGACCGTCTGGAAATCTGATTAGCTCTGGGCAAGAATAAGAATAAAAGATTTTGAAAATTGCCCCATTTTCTAAAACGAAATCGCATTCTGTAGCGTGGCAAGATTTAAATTGGCTTGCCTCCAATTCTCTAATTTTTTTCATTGCGTATAAATGAAATGATAAAAAGCGACTTGTCAAAAAGTCTAAATTTTCAAGAGGTCTTGTTTTTGCTATCTCATAGCCCAAAAAATATCTCTAATTCCTTCAATTCGTGCATCAAAAAGTTCATAATCACTAGCTAGGAAAATTCTGTTTCGTACGTGTCCTCAATTAAAGTCAAATAAAACCTGGAAAAGTGGCTCGTTGTCTTGTGTTTCTATAATATGATATTCAAAATTGAATTTTTCAGTTAAATTTCTATAGGATTTTCAGTTTTTTAACATATTTAACCTTTCTATTTTATCAATAAAAGGTAAGAAAAAGCGTTCTGTTTCAGTCATTTTTTCAATAATTAATAAGATAAAATGACCTCTTGAATATTTAGACCTTTTAAAAGGTCTAATGCGTAGTAGATTATATGTTAAAGTCCTCGCTCTAGCATCCTTTAAAGGAACACCAGACAACAAATAATGTAATAAAACCTTGTTTGTTTGTGTAGTAGTTCAAGCTCTATTGATACAACCGCACAGCTTGAAAGTGGCTCGTATTGTATCTAGTTAATGTAATGATTAAGGCTAGCTTTGATTATTTGGTTATTTCCATTTACCTCTTAACAGTGAGGTGCTTTCCTTATCTGATTACGTCGGCTATTATAGTCCAAAAAACATAAAATTCAATACGAAAGTTAATAAAATGATAACAAATTATGAAAAAATAAGAATAATAGTAATTGATAACCTATAGAAATAGCTTGTCAAAGCAATTTAAGGTTAAGGCTTAATTTTTGGCTTTCCTTGATAAAGCAAAAATAGAGTAAAGCAAGGTTGAAACTAATGAAATAGCTTGTCAAAGCATATAATAAAAAATAAGTGAAAAATAAAATCAAAAACGCTGGATTTATTAACGCTGGAAAATCTAAACTAATTAATAGAGAATAGAAAATAATATAGAATAAAAAAACGTTAAGAAATCCCAGTTCATACCGTTAGCAAAAATACAAAAAACGCTGGAAATATTCACAAGTGATAAATAATAACACTCTATCAAAATTAACGCTGGATTTATTCAATAAAAATAATTCACTAAATAACACACATCAAAAACGCTGGAGAAATACAAAAGCTAACAAGAAAAAATATATAAGTATCTATTCGCTAGTTTGTGTTTATGTCTTCAAATCTAAGTCTTGATAAGATAAACTCTTTTTTTCTTTTAAAAATCCTAATTCATACCTAGAATTTATACTTTACACAAGAAATATTGTGCAAACTAAAAGGATAATGCTAGTTTAGAACTTATGTTTCAAAATATTATTTAATTGAAATAGTAAAAGCTCAAAAATTGAAAGCCCCCACCCCATCATTTAGTTTTATTAGTTTCGCTCTGGTGTTTCGTTTGGTTTGGTGTTTGGTTTGGTTCGGTTAGGGAGGAGGGATATCAACCCATTTGAGTGCGATAAATTTGGAGTAATATCCCTCCGCGCGCACCTCAAAAAAAACAAAGTAGGGTGGTAAAATACCACGTTGCCAGGTTGAAATTAATAAAACAATGAGTATAAAATAGTGGTAAAATACCACGTTTTAGCTTTTAAACTATGATTATGAGATTCAAGACAAAGAAAGAATTATTAGAACATTTAGGGAAGAATGTAAATGATAGGAAGCTGGTTGATAGGATGATGTCAAAAGGGGAAGTTGTTATGGTAGATTGAGAGTATGAGTATAACACTCCAGCGGAAGACTTTAGCGAAAGGGAGAAAGAACTCATGGATAAGATAGAGTGATTAGAGTTTACATTAGATTTAAAGGAATCACAGATAGAGAGTTTAAATAATGAGATAAAAGAACTTAAAAATACTCCTTCTTCATGAGAGGAGTTTGAGGAATTAAAGGTTAATTATGAATATCTCCAGCAGAAGTTTAGGAGATTAAAGAGGGGGTATGAGTTAGTAATCCAGCTGACATATAAATATGCAGCGAAAAACATGAAGATTACGAAGGAAGAATATAAGGAACAACTAAGTGAGGAAATAAATGAAGCACTTAGTGAAGAAATGTGAAGAGAGGAATAAAAAAAGTAAAAACTGACTTGAAATACAATTCACAATATCTATATTGCAGGTGTCCGTAAAGATAATATCTTAGTTAAGAACTAGGTATTCACTATCTCGTAGTTTTTATTACGAGATTTTTTTCAAAATGAAAACTAAAGAAGATATTGAGAGGAAACGAGCTAAGAAGAAGTCTGAATTAGAATATTCAGAGAAAATCAAGCTAAAAAAGAAAAGATTTGAGCTAAGTAAGAAGTATGATGATGAGTTAGAAAGGGAATATGCTAAAGCTGAGAGGAAAAGTAAGGCTCGTTTAAACAAAAAAATGGTTGAATATGACCGTAAATGTAAGAATGAGATTAGAAAATTAGAGTGAAAAGAGGAAAGAGTGTATAAAAAGAAGGTAAAACTGAATGTAGTAGAGTTTGCCTTAGAATTAGCACAGGAGAATAGCAGATTAAGGGATTCAGATAGTGAAGGTAGAGGTTTCTGTATCTCCTGTGACCTACTTAAAGAACGGTGACAGCACGCAGGATGACATTTTTTAGTAAGAGGTATAAAGAATATCTGTTTAGCAGTAGCTAATATAAATCTTCAGTGTCATTCATGTAATCAATTAATGTGACCATTTAAGAATACACCTAAGTGAATACAGACAGCACAGCAATATCGTTCAAATTTGATAAAAAAAGTGTGACAGAGTACAGTTGAACGACTAGAGCAAAGAAAACTCGCTTATTTTCAAAAATGATACGAAACCAACTGAGATTACGGTCAATGAAATATACATTTACACGATTACATAGAACAACTTATCAAAGAAAACGAGGAACGTTGGAAGGGTAAGAATTTTTATAGTCCTAGAAAAAACTGGAGAAAGATTTGGGAAACGTACAAGTCTACTTTATCTATTTTACATAATTAACTAAAAATAATGGTTGAATCACTATTAGTTGATGTTACTAACAAACACAACAACGTAAACTCCATAAAGAAGTTGGAGGAAGCTGATAAAGCTACACAGTTACTCAAATTAGTAACTGATTACAGAACTCATGTTCAGATGTTCGAGTATATGCCGACATGGGATATATTAGAGTTCCTTTACAAACTAGAGTGAGAACTCACAGATAGGTATGATAAGGGAATAAAGACCGCAGAAAGAGAAAAGATTAGAGAGGAATATTTCCTATTAACCAAAAAGAAACCATTTACATGATGGTCTAATGAGAGGATGTTAGAGGAGATAGAGAAATTTAAAGCAAAGAATCAATCAGAGCTTAAAGAAACAAGTTTTAGAACTAAGAAATCATTATGGAACAAAAAGAAGTAGAAGGGAAGATAATAGATAGGTCAGGTAGATGATGACCTAAGAGTAATAAAGTGATTATGTGAGTAGTAGAAAGAACAGGAGAGAAAGGAAGTGGGAAGTATGTAGGAGATGATAAGATAGCAATGAAGAAAAAGCTGACTTATAAAGAGAAAGCATTTGTAGATGAGTATCTTAGAAGTCACAACTCTACTGCTGCCTTTAGAGCTGCTAAGTGAACACTAGCTAATCCTGAAGAATATCTAGATTCAGACAGAAGTAATGGTTCTCAGTTAAGGAGAAAGGAGAAGATTAAGGAGTACTTAATGGAGAAGATTATGACAGATGCTGCTGAATGTTTAGATATACAGATGGATTTAATAAGGAATACTAAAATACCTGCTGCAGTAAGACATGATGCTATTAAAGATAGACTAAACAGGATGTGAGTAGGTAAAGAGAAAGAAGAAAGTAATGAGTTCACAGGAATAGGAGAAGTTACAATCACTATTAAACATAAGAAACCTGATGTTATTAATATGGACGACATGGATACAGATGTCGAAGTTTTAGATTGAGAAGAAAACAATGGCAAAAGCATTCAATCCACAGTTTGAGATGACTGAGAAGCAAGCTGAAGCATGGGAAGTACTGACTGACAACAAGACTAAACATATATGATATTGAGGAGGTGCTGGATGAGGTAAATCCTTTATATGAGTAATGTGGTTATGGTATATGGCTCAAAGGTATCCATGAACTAGATGGTTCATAGGTCGTAGGGAGTTATCTAACCTTATGAAGACTACAGTAAATACATATTATAAGATGTGACAACACTATAATATACCTGCTAAGTTCATGTGAAGACTAGATAAGAAGTATAACATAATCAGATTTGAGAACTGAAGTGAAATACTACTCTTAGATTGTGCTACACAACCTGCAGACCCTTTATTTACTAGATTTGGTTCTCTAGAACTCACAGGATGATTTATAGATGAAGCTAACGAAATAGATGAGCAAGCATTTACCATCCTAAATACTCGTATAGCTAGACAGAAGAACAAAGAGTATAAACTTACACCTAAACTCCTCTGCACGTTTAATCCAGACCAGTGACGAGTAAAGAGAAAGTTCTATACACCATATAAATCAGGTACTTTACCTGAAGATAGAGCATTTATACCATCTCTAGCTACAGATAATGAGTTTGTAGACCCTGCATATATAGAACAATTAAAGAGTACTACAGATGAAATTACTAAACAAAGACTACTCTACTGAAACTTTGATTGGTCATGAGAGGCTGGAAAACTCTTTAGACATGATGAGATAGAAGATTTGTTTGAAACGTATGTAGAGAAATCTGACATTACATATATAAGTGTAGATGTTGCTAGATTATGAGATGATAAGACAGTAATATGTATATGGAAAGGGCTGGAGTGTATTAAGATAATCCAGTATGAGAGGAACACTATACCTGAAATCGCTGAAAGAATTAAGGATTTAGAACAGATGTATTATGTATCTAGGAGAAATATAGTAGTAGATTCTGATTGAGTATGAGGTTGATTAGCTGATTTGTTAAGATGATGTACCAATTTCGTTAATAATTCTAGTCCATATAAGCTAGAATCAGAGAAAAAAGGGTATGTTATAAGGAATTATGCTAACTTAAAGGCACAATGCTACTTCAAACTCAAAGAAATGATGGAAAAAAGACTGATTAGAGTGTATGCTGATGGTGTTATAAGGGATAAACTATCAGAAGAACTGGAAAATATCTTTATCACAGGAATAGATACTGATTGAAAGGTAAAAGTAGAAGATAAAAAAGACCTAAAAAGGAGGATTAACCGTAGTCCTGACTTTGCAGATGCTATTATGTTCAGAATGATATTTCTAGTAGAGCAATTAGAGCAGGATGAGAATACATTTACCTGAACTTATGAAGTAGACCGAGATAGTGTATTATATTAATGTCAATATTTAGTAATTACACCACCATTGAAAGACAATAATATGTGTTTATTGTCTTTTTTAAGTTTATATTCACGATTATGTATGAAGATAACTGAAGTATTAAGTCAAGAAGACCAAGATAAACTCTTAGCACAGATTGATAGAGAATATCAAGAAGGTTTTAACTATGTTGTAAATAAAAGAAACCAATATAGAGATAGAGTTATCAGGTGGAATAAACAATCTAAAGATATTAATAAAATTAATATTAATATGATAGCGAATGCTACAGATACACTGATAGCATCCTCTTATACTGATTGATTAACCGTTAATTTCGCTTCAGCAGATGGTTGGGTATCAGCAGATAAAGCTGATAATCTTAATTATATGGCTGAATTTGATAATAACGAGGAAGATTATCAACAGTTATATTATCAAAAAGAACAAGATAGATACTTCTTTGGAGTATGAATTAGATATAGATATGGTTGGGATGATGTTAGAAAGATGCCTAAGTTCTTAGTAATTAATCCTCTTTCATGGATACCTGACCCTTTACCATCTCAGTTAGGTAACTTTGATGGTTCATGATACAGATTTCACTGATTTGAGTTCACTACTACTATCATGGATTTAATGGCTGATGATAGTTACGATAGAGAACAATTAGATAAATGTGTTGGTTCATACTTTAGTCCTGAAAATCAACAAAACTGGGTAGCTTATGCCGCTGCATATAATTATGTAGTACCATCTAGTTGTGATGATTTAAAGACTAACTTCTCTTTAGATGTATACCATCACTTTACTAACTTCAATGGTAAGAAATATATCGTTACTTTAACTAATGCTAGAAGATTAGTATTAAGAATAAAGGAATTAAAACCTATCTTAAAGGAAGAAAAAGAGAATCCTAACATGATAGAGTTCCCTATTATCTTAAACTATTGGAAACCTAGAAGAAACGACCCATTTGGAGAAAGTATCTGTGATAAGCTAGATGATAAACAAATAGCTAAGACTATCTTGTTTAACTTAAATATCATTAAAGCAAAGAAAGAAGCATTAGGAGGAGATTTCATTTGGAACTCTAGACTAATCAAGAATAAAGATGATATATTAAAGCCTACAACTAATGGTAGAAATATCTTTGTAGATACAGTAGAGAATCTATCTAATGTAGGAATGGAAATACCTAGAAGTCAGATTAAAGCTGATAGTATCAATATGATACAAGCCTTAGATAATGAAGCTATGTTAGATACTAATATAGATACATTACAACAAGGTATCGTTAGTGGAGGAAGAACTACAGCTACAGAATCTCAAATTGCACAGGCTAATAGTAATATTATCTGACTATTAAATAATAAGATTAATGCTTGGGGAGATAAGAGATTCCGATTTGAATGGTGGAAAGGATACCAAGAGAACTTTAGTAAAGCTGATAAGAAATCAGTAGTTCTAGTAAGTAACTTTGAGATTAAATCATTTGAATTAGGTAAAGATGACTTCTTTACTAAGCAAATACCTCATATCATTCTTTGAACTAAAGCAGACTTACAAAGTAAGAATGAGAAAGAACAGATATTCCGAGATAAGTATCTCTGAATGGTATTAAATAATCCATCTGTTCCTGATGTAAGTAAGAGAATAGCTCAAAGGATGTGTTTTAGATGTAACTGAAAAACACCTAACGAGATTAATGTATTAGTTCCATTAGAGAATGATGAAACAGTAGCATTAGGATTCGTAGAGATGGTTAATATGTGAGAAGTACCTAGGTCAATATTCAGTTATCCTAAAGAATATCTTAGAACTTTCTGGGTATATATTCAGAAAGCTGAGAATAACAAAGCTAAAGATGTAGTCTTACAAGCTCTAAGGAGAGCAATGATAAACCTACCTCTCCAAAGTGCAGTAAATCCTGCATTTACAGAGATGGCTAACTCATCTAGTAATATAGCAATGAGCCAAGCTATGCAATGAGCTGATAAGAAAATCACTTCAAGACAAGATTTAATACCTTGACAATGAAGTGCTACAGCTAGTTCAATTATTTAATCTTTAACCAATAACAATGGCAAAACGATTAACCAAAAAGGTAAAGAAAGCTGAAGTAAAAGAAAGTAAAGTAGAAAAGAAAGTAGAAAAGGCAGTTAGTACCGTAGAGGAAAATGAAATAAAGAACGTTGAAAGTCCTACGGCATTAATGGCTAAGAAGATACAAGAATTGATGAGAAATTAATTTTATATTCTTATAGAATACGAAAATGGCATTAAAGAAAGAAGTTAAAAGAAAATTCCGAGGATTACCTGCAGTTGATGCTATCAAAAGAGCAATCATTAATGCAATCTACGGAGAATAATAGAGAATAGTCTTTATTTACTAATTATAAGAGAATGAGTGATTTATTAATCAAACTAGAAACCTTAAAGGATTCTAAAGAATGGGAGAAAATCTGTACTGAACTAGAAGGTACTGTTAAAGAACAGAATGACAGACTTCTAAACAGTTGTAGTATAGATTTGCAGGATATATTCTACACAGAATGAGATTTAATCAGACATGAGATAGAATATATCGAATGACTTAAAGACAGATTAGCTAAGTTAAAAGATAAGGAAGTAAGAGAAGCATTAATAGAAGACTTAAACAAATCTATTAAATGGAGAGAAGACAGAATCTTAGGTAGAACACATGAGTACCTACTAGATTCATATAAGGATAACGAAGCTGATTATAACGAAGCTGATTACTTCAGAGCAGAGAATTGGTGGATTGAATGCTTTAAGAACTTACCTGCCAAATTAGTAGAAGAACTTAAAGTAAAAGAAACACAGGTTAAAGAGATGCAGGATGCTGAAGTGCAGGAACAAATTGATGCTCTAGCTAGTCTAGAGAGTGAAGGTCTTTAATAATGGAAACGAGTTGTAGATATTATATGAGGTAGATAGTTTTAAAATGCAGTTCTATCTACCTACATATAATTGTAATCTCCTCGCCCTAGTATAAGGCATATTTTATACCGTATTAATTACAATTATGGCAACACAAGATGAATTAATCCAAGCTGAATTGGATTGAACAATCGATGAGTTGGAAGCTAAACAGAATGACGATTCTGAACAAGTTGAAACTCAAACAGTAGAACAACCTACTGAAGAAGTAAAGGTGGAGGAAGAACCCAAAGCTGATACTACAACAGAGAAACAATCTAGTGTAGTAAAACTTCTTAAACAAAGGAACGAAGCTAGAGCCGAAGTCGAAGAACTAAAAGCTAAGATTAAGGACAATGCTGAGTTAGAGGCTAGAGTAAAAGAATTAGAAGAAAGTATCGCTAGCCAAGAGCTTGCTAAAGAAGCTCAAAAAGAAAAGGATGCTTTCTATCAACAATACCCTAACGCTGTATGACACGAAGAAGGTATTGAGAAGCTAAAGGCTGAAAAAGACTTAACTTATAGTGAGGCTTTTCAGTTATATGCTGCACAAAATGACCCTACACTGCTTATGGATGAACAGTATAGGAATAAGTCACAATCATGAGCTAAACTTACTGGAGTTGCTAAAGTCACTACTAAAGTTACAGAACCAAAAGAGATTTCAGATTTTAATGAAATGTCTGATGATGACTTCTTAGCTTGGAGTGATGCACAGGCAAAGAAAGAAAGAGTAGCTTCATGATATATAAAGTAATCCAACATTTAAAACATTTAAAAGTAATAAACTTATTTAAAAATTTTTAGATTACAATTTATCAAAATGGCAAACAATTTATCTGCTTTTACTCCTGAGTACTGGAGTGCTAGAACTCAAAGACTTCTTAAAACTAAATTAGTTTCAAGAGAAATCGCTAACTTCGAAGAACAAGCCGTTCTTAGAGATGGAGATATGGTTCATAGACCATACTACTCTGATGTAGTAGTTAATGATTACACTAAAGGTGTAGATGTAACTGTTCAAGATGTAGCAGCTACTGATGAATATTTGACTGTAAACAAGTCAAAAGAAGTAACTATCTATATTGATGCTATCGATGTTAAACAAAACAAATACGATGCAGCTAACAAATATATTGATAGAATGACTTATGCTCTTAAAAAGGATATTGATGGTACTTTCCTTAAAGAAGTATTGAATGCTGAATACATGATTTCTGATGGAGATTTTGGAGGAACTGCTGGTAATCCATTAACTGTATCTGTATCTAATGCTTTCGCTTTGTTCACTAAAACTGAAGCTAAAATGAATGCAAACGATATTGAAGATACTAAACCTTGGTTCTTCGCTATTACTCCTGATGTTAAGGCTGCAATTCAACAAACTAACCTAGTAAACGGTTTCAATCAAGCTGATGCTGCTCTTAGAGGAACACTTAAAGGTATGGGATACCTTGGAACATGGGGTAACTTCAACATCTTCGTATCTAACAACATTGCTCACTCTAACACAGTTACAGTTAGTTCATTAGCTGCTGCTGATACACTTACAATCAATGGTGTAACTATTACTTTCAAAGCTAGTCCTGCTGCTGCTGGAGAATGTAAACCAACTGCTGCTGCTTTAATCGGAATGATTAATGGTGTAATGGCAACTGCTGGAGATTACGTAGATTTCTCTGCTGCTGATAGAGCTAAATTAATTGCTGTTGGTGCTTCTGCTGCTGCTAATGGTTCAGATGTAGATATTATCACTAACGGACACGTAACATATGCTCAATCATGAGTAACACTTTGAGGAGAAGTAGCTCACTGCTGGGCTGGACAATATGGATGTACTGATATGGTTATCCAAAAGGATGTTGAAATCCAAAAGAACAAAGAACCTAAAAAGACTGGATACAACTATCTAGCTTGGACTTTGTATGGAGTTAAAACATTTGTAGAAGGTGCTAAGAGATGTATTGATGTAAGAGTTGCTGCTTAATTGCTCTCATTCTTCTTATATATCCTGTGGGTAGTAATACTCACAGGAGAATATAAGGGTAATGTTTATATATTAAGCATAATAATATGAAGAATATACTAGAAAGATTATCTGTAACTAAGTTAGTATTCCTAATGTTAGCAACTGTGCTATCATTTGTAACTATATGGAATACTGTATACTGATTAGATAATAAAATATTTGAAACTATCATAAGTATGGTTTTTTCTTTTTATTTCGCTCAAAAGTGAATTGCATATGATAGTGTAGATTCAATAGTAAGGCAAGATAAAAAAGACACTTTAGACGATAAAGATAAAGAATAATGGATGGCATTATTAAATATATTACATCTCCAGATGTTATAGTCAGCTTTATAATCTTTGTGTTCTGATTAGGTGCAACATGGAGTAATCTAAATGCTAAACTAAAGGAATTAGAAAAGAGAATAGATAAAATTGAGGCTTTAGATTTAGATGCTAGACTTACAGAGATACAGACTAATCTTAGATGGATTATGGAGAAACTAAAGAGTAAATAATTTATCTCATACGAGATACTATGAAATGGATAAAGCTAATAATATTACTGATAGCATTATCCGTATTGGTAATGTCGATTATAGCCTCAAAAGAATTGTAGATAAAACAGCTACTGATATACAC